ATGACCTTCGTCAACGATCCGTCCGATCCCGCCAACATGACCGCCGAAGAGCGCGTCGCCGAGGTTGCCGCCATCCTCGCCGAGGGGGTGCTGCGTCTGCGGCGCGGGGCCGCTATTCCGGCAGTTCCGGGCGATGTTCCCCCCGTCGGGAATCCTCTGGAATCTGGACAGAATGGCCTTGATGACTGCGCCGGAACAAGCCCTCATGGACACCGTGGTTAACGCCTGCCGAGAGGCAGAGAAAAGGAGTTACACGATGGTCCAGAATGTGAAAATCGAGGTCGCGGCGCTGCGGCGGATGTCGCCTGCCGAACTCCGCGAGAAGTACCTGGCGGTCTTTGGCGAGCCGACCCGCACGGGCAACAAGGACTTCCTCTGCAAACGGCTTGCTTGGCGGTTGCAGTCGATGGCCGAGGGCAGCCTGTCCGACCGGGCACGCCAGCGGGCAGCGGAACTGGCCCGCGACGCCGACATCCGCACGACCATGCCCCGCCCGCCAACGGCCACGGCGGGGGCAACCCAACGCGTCCAGGCGGCACCCGCCGCCAACCCCGAACGCCTCCCGCCTCCGGGGGCGGTGCTGGCCCGCCAGTACCGTGGCCGATTGATCGAGGTGACGGTGCTACCCAAGGGGTTTGAATGGGAAGGCCGGGTGTTCCGGTCGCTCAGCGCCGTGGCCCAGGCGGTGACTGGGGCGCATTGGAACGGGCATCTCTTCTTCGGCCTCAAGAACGGAGACAAGCAATGAGTAAGGCGAACGGAAAAGCCTCGAGCGAAACGCGGATCGTCCGCTGCGCCGTCTACACCCGCAAGTCCACCGAGGAAGGCCTCCAGCAGGAGTTCAACACGCTGGACGCCCAACGGGAAAGCGGCGAGGCGTACATCGCGGCGCAAAAGCACGAGGGGTGGGTCTGCCTGCCCGACCGCTACGACGACGGCGGTTTCACCGGCGGCAACATGGAACGGCCCGCCGTCCAACGCCTCATGAAGGACATCGAGGCGGGCAAGGTCGACTGCGTGGTGGTCTACAAGGTGGACCGCCTCAGCCGCTCGCTCCTGGACTTCGCCCGGATCATGGAGGCGTTCGACAAGAACAAGATCGCTTTCGTCTCGGTGACCCAGCAGTTCAACACCAGCACGTCGATGGGGCGGTTGATGCTCAACGTGCTGCTATCGTTCGCCCAGTTTGAGCGGGAGATCATCTCGGAGCGCACGCGGGACAAGATCGCGGCGGCGCGGCGGAAGGGAAAATTTGCCGGCGGCAGGCCCGTGCTGGGCTACAACCTATTGAGCAATCCCACCGGCCCCAAACTGCTGGTCAACGACGACGAGGCGGCGCAGGTCCGGGCGATCTTCGAGTTGTACCTGAAGTACGAGGCATTGATCCCGACGGTCATGGAACTGGACCGGCGCGGATGGACGACCAAGGTCTGGCAGACGAAAGCCGGTGGGCGTGTGGGCGGTCGCCCCTTCGATAAGAACATGCTGTACCACCTGCTGACCAACGTGGTCTACCTCGGCAAGGTGCGGTATCGGGACGAGGTCCACCCCGGCGAACACGCCGCCATCGTGGACGAGCAGATTTGGCAGCGCGTCCAGGCGATGCTCCAGCGGAACCGAAGGACGGGCGGTGCGCTGGTGCGGAACAAACACGGGGCGCTGCTCAAGGGCCTGCTTCGATGCGCCCCCTGCAAATGCTCGATGGGCCACGCCTACACGGCGCAAGGGACGAAGCGCTACCGCTACTACGTCTGCCTCAAAGCCCAAAAACGCGGCTGGCACAACTGCCCGACCAAGTCGGTGCCCGCTGGCGAGATCGAGCGCTTCGTCGTCGAGCAGATCAAGAGCATCGGCAAAGACCCCACCGTCCTGGCCGAGACGCTACGGCAGGCGCGGGGCCAAGGCCAACGCTCCCTAGCCGAGTTGGAGGGCGAAGAACGGGGCCTCGGGCGGGAATTGGCCCGCCACAACGCGGAACTGCGGAAACTGGCGTCGGCGGTGAAGAACGGCGAGAAAACCGGCGAACTGGCCAACCTACAGGATCGCATCCGAGCGGCCGAGCAACGGGCGACGGAGGTTCGGGAACAGGTCGTGGCGCTGAGCCGCGAGATGGTGGACGAACGCGAGGTCGAGGCGGCGCTGTCGGTATTCGACCCGATGTGGGACACGCTCAGCCCGCGCGAGCAGGCGCGGATCATCCACCTGCTGGTCGAGCGGGTGGACTACGACGGCAAGCACGGAACGGTCTCGGTGACCTTCCGGCCCAACGGCATCAAGACCCTGGCCCAGCAACTCAAGGAGGTCGCGGCATGACGACGCCACAAACCAGCCTGACGTTCCAATGCAAGGTTCACTTCACCCATGCCCGGCGCGGGCGGAAACAGATGGCGGTGGGCGAAGCCCCCGCGCCGGCCCCGGTGCCGTTGGGGCGCGTTCCCCGGATCGCCCGACTCATGGCGCTGGCCATCCGCTTCGAGGGGTTGTTGGCGGCGGGCGAGGTCCGCGACTACGCCGACCTGGCACGACTGGGGCATGTGACGCGGGCGCGGGTGACCCAGATCATGAACCTGCTCAACCTCGCGCCGGACGTCCAGGAAGCGATCCTCTTCCTGCCGCCGATAGAGGCGGGCCGGGACCATATTAAGGAGTGGCAGGTGCGCCCGATTGCGGCGACGCAGATTTGGCGCAAGCAGCGAGTGCTCTGGGCGGCGCTTCGTGCGCTATCGCGTCTCGACTGATCGCGATCAATCTCTTCCACATTTGCGGCAGCCTCTGCTGTTGCCCGCCTTTTCCTCATCACGGATAATGCCGAACTGTGCCTGCGCGAAACCGAATCGTCTGGACGTGGCGCTCGGAGGCCGAGCGCGCCTGTTCCGCGATGCATGGCTGGCACCTGGATATGAGGATCGGAGATGTCGGACGAAGGAAATGAACTGTCGGACTCGGTGCTGCTGGAAATATGCCGCGTGGCACGGGACGACGCGGAATTCAGCGACGAGTTCCTCGCCGACCTGCGCGCCGTGTCGCGCCTGGTCGGCACCAGTCCGTCACCTCGCGGAACGCGTCTGTCGCATGCCTTCACGTTGCTGACCGCCGCCGTGGCGAAGCTGCCACAGTTCAACCCAAAACACCTACCCTTCGGCTACGACGGGCCGACCATCCGGTCAGATGGATGGATCGAACGGGAAACGCTCGAGCGCCTGGGAAAACAGATTTCAGGTTTGCAGTGGTCCGAGACAAAACCGGATACCGTTGCCTTCGAGGTTGGTCTGGCCGTCAGCGAGGCCGTGAAGGTTGGGTTCTTGGACGAGAAGAACTATGACGCGTGGCGACCCGGGATGGAATCCGGCTCTGGTTGGCGGTCAGCGCTGTCGGCCACGACCTATGGCGTGACCAAGGCACGAGCCGCGTCGAACGGCAACGGTTCCAAGCCGCCGAAGCCTCAAGTGGCGACGAGAACCCAAGCCTTCTATTTGCTTACGGCCCGCGCCGGGGCACCGGCGCTTAGTCGGAACACCGCGTTTTACAAGGTAACTGACGCCAAGGTTGCCCAATCGCTGTGCCGACTCTTCACAAAGGAACACGGGAACGACGGAACGCACCATTTCGCGGTCGCGCCGGACGGCGTGTCACCAGACGACCAGATATTGCTGGAGGAAACATTGGATGACCTCCAGATGTACGATGACCCAGATCCAGGCATTTATGATCCGCCGCCAACGCAGGGGATGATGGACCGGGCGCGATTTGCACGCCGGGCTACCACATGGGAGGAGATGATTCGAGCGCGGTCCGTGGCAAATACACCGGCTGCCTCGCACCACGATCCGCAGGAAAGCTCGACAGGTGATACGGGCCAGCGCCCACAATCGCCGGCCTACGACGACCCCGTCCTCGAACCCGTCCGCAACCTGGTCGCTGCGTTGACCGAACTGCGGGCTGCCGAAACCGTGGTACTCAACGCTGCGGATGAGGGAAAGGCTCCTTCTGAAGCGGAGACGAAGCGGTTCAACGCCGCACAAGGTGCCGCAGCGCCGCTTGTCGCCGAGATTGGCCCGCATCTGGCGGCGCTGTCGGAGAAGCCCGACGAGATGGCCGAGATGCTTGACGAATCATTTCAAGCGCTCGTGAAGGCCATTGAACCGCTGGTGCCCGGCGCTGGCAGACCGACAAGCACCCATCCCGTTAGCAAAGAGGTTATTGAAATCGCACGCGGAAAGCTGGTTGAGTTCATGATGGTCGAGTTGCCCCTGTTTGCAGCGGTAACCGATCCCAAGAAGTTGCGGCCTTCGCCTGAGGAGGACCGCTCCTCGGGCTGGACGCTTCTTCTGTTGTTGGCCCAGGCGTATTACAAGATTCTTGAGAGCACCGTCTCTACCGCCAGTTGGTGTACGAGCCTCGATCTGCAATTGAATCACTACTATTTATGGACGATCAAGAACCTTACTAACCTGCTCCAGAACCATGAAGGCTTGAGGGATTTCCCTGGCAAGTTCGAGCCGGCATTTCCCGACCTGTATCCCTCGACCATCCGTGACGTGGATTGGGAGGACATGGTCGCGCCTGGTGCCGAGCAGTTTCTCAGCACCGTTCAGAGTTACGTGTTCTCAAAACCCGTCCTCGAACTGCCGGAGGGCTCGGCGGGCTGGCTCTTCGTCGAAACATTCAAGGACTCCATCACTAGGGCTGTCAATCACGCGACCGAATACAACGCACGCATGCGACGGCACATCAAGAAAATCCTCGGCCCTAACCAGTCGGCAGGCAGCCCTCAAGCGACGGAACTCGCGCCGACGCCAGATTCGAGCGACCGCGCCGTTGCCGTTGGCCCGGAGGGTGATTCCGCGCCACCTCCGGCGAAACCGACGAGCGAGAATGGGACGCGGAAGGAGAGCGAACGTGAAACCGCCATTCAAGCCCTGCTGCAACCGCTAATTCGGATCGACCACGCATCCATGAATTTTGGCGTGCTTATGCATCGGCTCAGGGAAGAGAATTTGCATGGGGCTTCCTCTGGTGCGCGTCCGGCCGCCCTGACTTTCATGCAGATAATCGAGATTAAGGAGCGTCTTGCGGCTGCGACGAAGCCAATCCAGGATGCCGTAGCGCTGGCAAAACCCGCCTGTGATGGAATCGCGCGGCATTTGTCCAAGGTAATCGACGACCCGGAGAAATGGGAAACCGACCTGAGAACTAACCTTCGGCTATTGGGGGAGGTCGTCTGCGGCTTCAGTCTGACCGTGCCTTCGTCACCCGATGAAGAAGCATGTCTGAATGGACTCATGGCCGCGCTGTATGCGCAAGGGACACGGCTGCAAGATGCATATCAGACGCTGGAGGCTTCTGCGTCTCATGATGAAGGTAGTGAGGTGAGCAAGAGGGTTGCCCTGATACAGGCGGCAAGACCACCCGATGCACAACTGTACGAACCGGCGCGGTCCCGCGATCCAATGGCCGTGTGGCTTGCCGCCGAAACGATGAAGTCTATAGCGTTGGGGCTCATGAACGAGAGCATACTGGTCCGCGCGGATAAACCTGGCAACTATGAAGATCGGGACAAATTGAATCGTGATTTCCGCATGGCGGAACGGCACGGCTATCTCTTGGTCTCCGTGGCACGCCAGCTTTCCCTGGACCCCACGGCACTAATTCGGATACTGAGGGAGGACCGTCTGTGGGAATACCCGAATGAGAAGGAGGATGTGGCCGTGTTCCGCGCCGTCACGGCTCTGGCAGAGCGAATTGGTGTCGAAGCTCGCGTCTGGTGTTCCGAGGCTGGACTCGATCCGGAGGCGATGCTCCACGAGAAACAAGGGAAAGCCGACCATCATGGCGGAAACGCCGATACTCCCACGCCGCCCGTCCATCCGGCGGCAGGCACGGTTGATCCCATCGAGAAAGGGCCGGTGACTTCCGTTGTCTTGGGGCGGCAAGGGGAGCCGTGCCAAGTGCTTGGTAAGCCGAAAGATGCTCTGACCGACGGACAATACGCCGTCGTTGCTGCGCTTCTGAAGGCGGGAGCCGACGGAATGACAAAGGATGCCTTGGAGAACATCCGGCCAAGTGCCCGGAACATCCTGCGAAATCTGCGAAAACAAGACCCCGATTGGTCGACAGTCATATTGATGCCTGGCAAAACCAACGTTAGGTATCGCGTCAAAGCGTAGGTCCACCTTTATCCACCTTTGATCGCAACCATTATCCACCTCTGACCACGAAGGTACACCGCCCCTCAAACGAGAATCCGTGCCACATCGCAATTACGCGATGCACAGCACGAAAGGGTTCTCGTTATGGTTCCATTTTCTTATCCGAACGACCGCTTCCGAGACCAGACGCCTAAACGTCAGGCGCTGCTGCGTCTGCTCCAAGTCGTGGGATTCGGCAGCGTCACTTTCCAGGTGTGGGATGGCCAGCCGGACTTGGATCGGCCCCACCACATCACGCGCACGATCAAGCTCACCGGGGGTGACAACGGCCCACGGCCGGAGCTTGCCAATGCGGACTTCGAACTTCGGCGTGAACACATCACGCTGCTCGCACAATTGGAGCGGATGCCTGACGCCACATGCGTCAGGGTAAAGGTTGCCCATGGGTTGCCCGGGGCTTCTCTCGACATTGAGGAAGACCACCGGGCGGCATAGTTACTCGATCACAATTTGACCACCAGGCAAATGACCGGCCGCTAAGCGCGGAGGCGTTGCGGGTGCCGCCGACCAAGGCGACTCCGCAACGCTCTCGCGTGACCTGTCTGTGCCCCAACTCGGTTCGCACCCACTCGCACTCCTCCCCGGCCGGGGGAGGACATCGTGGGCAACCACGCGGACCATCGGTTTACCGACGCCGACGCAGAGATCGTCAAGCACAAGGTCAGGAAGCTCATCGGGCGCTACGGATTCAGCGCTAGCGATGAACCCGACCTCCAACAGGAACTGGCCATGCACGTCTCGACGCGCATGGCGCGGCACGATCCCGCCCGCGGGGCGCGCAGCACCTTTGTGGACAGGATCGTCCGCAACAAGATCGCCAACATCCTCGAACACCGCATCGCCGCGAAGCGCGGTGGGCGCAAACGCCCGCTGTCGCTCGATGCGGTTCCCGAGGGGTTGCTGCTGGACGGCCATACCGACGCCGATGTTGTGGACCTCGGTCTCGATGTTCGCAACGCCGTGGCCTCGCTGCCCCCAGACCTTCGCCAGGTCGCCATCCGGCTGGAGAAGAACAGTCCTTCGGAGGTGGCCCGGATGCTGGGGCTGACCCGAGGCCAGATGCGCCAACGGATGGAGGCGATTCGGCACCACATGGAAGGGGCCGGGCTTTCAACACACACGCCCGAGGAACAGCCAACGCGCCCGCGTTCCCGGTAAGTAAGCAGTAGACGCTTGACGCGTGGAACAGGAGATCGTCATGCCGGAGATTCTCGTGCGATTCATCTTCGATAAGACCGCCTCGATGGAGGAGGTCGAGGGCACGCTGCATCTGGCCCGCCTCGCCGTCGAAAGCCTGCATGGGGAGGATCGCGTCCGCATGGACGCCAAGTTCGCCATCGACCGCGCCGCGCATACCTGCATGATCGACGCGGCCTGCGAAGTCGGTCGCGCCCTGGCGCTGATCTTTGCCGGATATGTCCGCCGCGAGTTCGGAGAGGAGGCCGTGCGGATGGAGCGCGCCGGCCTCCCGGCGAAGGGGAAGGTCGCGGCGGGGGCCGTTGCATGATTTCCGATCCGTCGCTCCAACCTCTCGTGGAAACCATCCCGGCCTGCCTCCGGCAACGCCCGCAGTGGGTCTGTTGGCGTTACATCGAGCGCGATGGGAAGCCGACGAAGTGCCCGTTCGACGCCAAGACGGGGGCGATGGCTGATTCCACCGACCCCGGCACATGGAACGCCTTTGACGATGCGGTCGCCGCTTGGCAGGGGAACAACCAGTACGAGGGGGTGGGGTTCGTCTTCGCGGCCGATGATCCGTTCTGCGGCGTCGATCTGGATGATTGCATCGACGCGGCGACCGGCGAGATGAAGCCGTGGGGCCAGCGCGTGGTCGCGGCCCTCGACAGTTACTGCGAAATCAGTCCCTCGGGCGGCGGCGTGAAAGTCTTTCTGGAGGCGTCCAAGCCGGGGGAACGGTGCCGGAAGGCCTACGAGGACGGCGAGATCGAGATGTACGACCAGGGGCGGTTCTTCACCGTCACTGGGCGGCGTCTCAAATCGGCCTCGGCGCAGGTGGAATCCCGGCAGGCGGCACTGGACCAGTTGTACGCCGAGGTCTTCGGCGCAGCCGCGCCGCCGCCCCAACCGCCGCCAGCGCCTCCTCATCCGGCCCCCGCGCCCGTCAACGGCGGGCTGTCCGACGAGCAAATCCTGGAGAAGGCCCGGCGCAGCCGCAAGAGCGGGACCAAGTTCTCGGCGCTGTGGGCGGGGCAATGGAACAACCATTTCAATTCCGCCAGCGAGGCCGACTCGTCGGTCGTGTTCACTCTGGCGTTCTACACCAAGGACGCCGCGCAGATCGACCGCATGTTCCGCACGTCGGGCCTCGTCCGCCCCAAATGGGACGAGAAGCATGGGGCCAAGACCTACGGGCAGATGACCATCGACAAGGCGCTGACGCAGGTGACGGGCCAATATCAGCCCCGCCGCACCGCTCCCGCCCCCCGCGCAGCCCCCGCTGCCGCCGAGGGTGATGATCCTGATCAGGGCGACGAGGGTCTGGTGGCGCTGGGCACGCGCGACCCCAAGACCAAGCGGCTCGTGCTGTCGCCTAAGAAGACGCTGCCCACCGCCGAGGCGTTCGTCGCCGAGTTTCATCATCATCCTGAAGGGCGAACCCTCTACAGCTACGCCGGAACCCTGCTGGCCTGGCGCGGCAACCGCTACGTGGAGATCGAGGAGGAGGCGCTGCGCCAGAAACTCCAGCCGTGGTTGCATGGGGCGCTGCGTTACGTGTTCAACAAGCAGGCCGGCGTGCTGGAACTGGTGGACTTCGAGTCGAATCCGGGCACGATCAAAGCGGCCGTCGAATCGCTGCGTGCCCACGTCCACCTGCCTGCCAGCGTGACGCCCCCGGCCTGGCTTGCAGGCGCTGCCGCCCGGCCCGACCCTCGCGAGATGCTGCCCTGCCTATCCGGGAACCTGCATATCCCCAGCGGCACGATGCTCGCGCCGACGCCGGCGCTGTTCAACATCAACGCCTTGGACTTCGACTACAACGCCAACGCCGATCCGCCGGAGCGGTGGATCAAGTTCGTCGAGCAGTTGTGGGGCGACGACCTCGAATCCGTGGAACTGCTCCAGGAATGGATGGGCTACAGCCTGGTTGCCGACACCGCGCAGCAGAAGATGCTGTTGCTCGTCGGCCCCAAGCGTTCGGGCAAGGGCACCATCGGACGCATCCTGACCCGCCTGGTGGGCGCGGGCAATGTCGTCGGCCCGACCACCTCCAGCCTGGCGGGCACCTTCGGCCTCCAACCCCTGATCGGCAAGTCCGTGGCCATTGTCTCCGACGCCCGCTTCACCGGCGAAAACGTCGGCGTGGTCGTCGAGCGCCTGTTGTGCATCAGCGGCGAGGACACCCTCACCGTGGACCGGAAGTTCCTGGGCAGCGTGACCATGAAGTTGCCCACCCGCTTCATGTTCCTGACCAACGAACTGCCGCGCATGAACGACGCCAGCGGCGCGCTGGCCGGGCGCTTCGTCGTCCTGTGCCTGACGCACAGCTTCTACGGCCAGGAGGACGTGGCGCTGACGGCGCAGTTGATGGAGGAATTGCCGGGCATCCTGCTCTGGGCGATTGAGGGGCTCAAACGCCTGCGCGCTCGCGGGCATTTCGTGCAACCCAAAGCGGTCACCGAGGCGGTGCGCGAGATGGAAGATCTCGCCTCGCCCGTCCTGGCCTTCGTGCGCGACTGCTGCGTCGTCGCCTCGGGCCATCGGGTTTGGGTGGACGACCTCTACAACGCCTGGAAACAGTGGTGCGAACAGGACGGCCGCACCGCCATCACCAACAAGCAGACGTTCGGCCGCGACCTGGCGGCTGCCGTGCCCGGCGTGATCCGCCGGCGCGGGGCCGGAGACGTGCCGTTCTACGAGGGCATGGAACTCAAGGGGGCCAGGCCATGACCACCACCGCCGCACACCGCCGCGATACCGTAGCGATGTTCTGCCGCACTGCGACGGTAGCCACGCCATACGGCACAAGCACTTACGTGCGTACCGTCGCAGACCGCTGCGATCACCCCCACTTACGCGGGCGCATGGGCGCGTGCGCACGCGGAAATGTCTTGCGCGCAATGGGAACCGTCGCGACGGTGTGCGACGGTAGGACCGCGCCAACCCCAACCCCATCATCCAAACGCCAACGCCTACCCGCCCCCAACGCCCCCATAGGGGGTGCGTGGGTAGGCCACGTTCGCCCCCCGTTGGCCTACGTCGCGTCGTTCGCGGCGGGGTGGCCAACGACCCCAACCCCGAGAGCGGCCCGCCGTGGGCCAAACGGGCGCCTCTGCCAGAGTGGCAGACCCCCTCCCCCCCCCGGCCATAGGTACTCCCGGGCGATCCTCGGCCGGAGATGGCCGCGGGAACAGCGGCCAATTCCAACTGACTTTCTTTCGTCAAAAAAACTTCCAGGAGACCCCATGAAGATTGAGCTTCGACCCATCGACCAGATCAAACCTTACCCCGGCAACCCGCGCCAAAACGACCAAGCGGTGGAGGCCGTGGCCGCGTCGCTGAAGGAGTACGGCTTCCGCCAGCCCATCGTCGTGGACGCCGATGGCGTCATCATCGTCGGGCATACGCGATTCAAGGCGGCGCAGAAGCTGGGCCTGGCCAAGGTGCCAGTGCATGTGGCGACCGACCTCACGCCGGCCCAGGTGAAGGCGTACCGCATTGCCGACAACGCGACCAACGAGATTGCCGAGTGGAATTACGAACTCCTGCCGATCGAGTTGTCGGCGCTGCAGGAGATGAACTACGACCTCGGCCTGCTCGGCTTCGACGACGAGGAGCTCAAGCGGATCATGTCGGGCGACGTCGAGCAGGGCCTGACCGATCCGGATGACATCCCCGCGCCACCGGATGCCGCGACGACGCAGCCCGGCGACCTCTGGATTCTCGGCAACCACCGTCTGCTCTGCGGCGACAGCAGTAAGCCGGAAGATGTGGATCGGTTACTGGACGGCGCTCGCATCCAACTGGTCAATACCGACCCTCCCTACAACGTGAAGGTCGAGCCGCGCAGCAACAACGCCATCGCGGCCGGACTCTCATCATTTACCGCCGCCAAGCGCAGCGCGACCGGCAGCGCCGATGCGCGGGGCATGCACCACCAGGGATTCGACCTGGCCCGGGACAAGACCAAGGCCAAGGGGACGACCAAGCAGATGCGCCCCAAGGACCGGCCGCTGGCCAACGACTTCGTGAGCGACGGTGACTTCGACCTAATGCTCGATGCCTGGTTCGGGAACATGGCGCGGGTGCTGGAGGATGGGCGTGGGTTCTACATCTGGGGCGGCTACGCCAACCTGGGCAACTACCCTCCGTTCCTGAAGAAGAACGCCCTCTACTTCAGCCAGGGGATCGTCTGGGACAAGCAGCATCCCGTGCTGACGCGCAAGGACTTCATGGGCGCGTTTGAAATTTGTTTTTACGGCTGGAAGGAAGGGGCTGCCCACAAGTTCTACGGCCCGAACAATGCCACGGACCTGTGGCATGTGAAGAAGATCCCGCCGCAACAAATGGAACATTTAACTCAGAAGAGTGTCGAGCTTGCGGTCCGCGCCATCCAGTACTCGTCGCTGGCGGGGGAGAACGTGCTGGACCTCTTCGGCGGCAGCGGCAGCACGCTGATCGCCGCCGAGCAGACCGGGCGCAACGCCTACCTGATGGAGCTCGACCCGCCGTATGCGGATTTGATCGCCGACCGCTACCAGCGCTTCACCGGCAAGCCGGCAGTGTTGCAGCGGACGGGCACGTCTCCCATCCCCATGCGTGCGCGAGAGGAGGCGATGCGATGAGAGTCTATCCCGCCGCCAAGGGCAGCGTTACACCGTTCGGCTATCGGCGGATCATGTGCAAGGACCGGCGTCAGCGCTTCGAGCACACGCTGGTCTGGGAGGTCCACCACGGCTCCGTGCCGAAGGGCATGGAGATCCACCACATCAACGGCAACAAGCTCGACAACCGCATCGAGAACCTGGCGATCCTGACCCGGCTCGTCCACAAGCGAATCCACAGCGGTTGTTTGCGCCTCAACGGCGCGTGGTGGAAGCGCTGCCGTCGCTGCAAATGGATGCGGCCGATCGATACCGAGTTCTACGTTTACGCAGGTGGAAAAGGAGTGATGGGCGTCTGCAAGCGTTGCGCGAAAGACCTCGCCACTCAGCACAAACGCCGCCGGCGCGCGAATCAGCGGAGAGCGATTGGAACTGACACACCGGAGAAAACCCCGACCGCGTTGGCCGGGGTAGAGAACGGGGAGGGCAAGTGATGTCAGGAGGGCTTCCCGTTCTCAGCCAGCGCGTGCCACTCGACCATCGCGTCGAGGTAGACCTCGCGCGTGCCGGGGTAGCAGCGCCGGTGCCGGACGTCCACGATGCCGCGCTCCTTCAGAAACTCCAGCGTCACGTTCACCTGGGTGTAGGGCAGGTTCTCCTGGCGGGCCAGGAGCATGAGCGAGGTGCCATCGCCTTGGGCGGGCGTCTCGGCAATCGCGTGGGCGACCGCCTCGAACGTCTGCTTCTCGCACCGATGGCTGTAGTTCCGACCGTCGGCGGCGTCGCTGGTCACCACCCGCACGAGGCAGCCGTCCTGGATGAAGAACCGGACATCGCGTTTTCGGAGGTTGGTCTTCATGGTTCAGGCCTCCTCGGCGCGTTGGACATCGGTCTCACCAACCCCCAGCGCCGTGCCATCCTCGAAGCGGATGGCCCAGCACCCGTCTTCGATCTCCAGCGTCCCGGCCCTCCCGCGTTCAACGAACGCGGGGTTGGTGATCGTCACCCGAGCGCCGGCCTGGAGGGGCGGCGATTCCAGGGCACGGCGCTGGGCCAACTCGCGCTGGTTCCAGATGTCGCAAAGGCCCCGGAAGAGATCGAGGTTCTGGTTGATGACCTCGCGTACCTCGTTGGGCTGGAACGAATCGAGCATGTCGTCCAGGCGGTACTCGTGCCCGTGCGGGTCATCGAGGTCGATGGGGTAGTCGCAGTCGTGGTAATGGATCGTGAGCTTCATGATGGATTCTCCTATGGGTTTGGGGTTGATGGTTCAGGCGTTCAGGGCGAAGTGGCCGCGCTCGGTCTTCTTGAAGCGGGCGTCTTTGCCCTTCTTCTGGATCTCCCGGAGGATGGCGCTGTAGAGCGTCGCGGCGGGCGTGGGGGCATCGCTGGTCCAGAGCTTCTTGCTGGACATCTCATCGATCATCGCCTTCACCTGCATGGGCTCGTTGCTGTCCTTGAGCACCTGCGCCGCCGCGTCCAGGCAGGAGAGCTTCTTGTCGGCCTTGGGCTCCGTCGGCGTCTTGGGCGCTTTGGCCTTCGGGGCCGTGGTCGGCGTCGTCTCCGCCTGCGGCACCACCTCGGGTTCGGCGGGCTTGGTCGCCTTCTCCGCCTTCGCCTCGGCTTTGGCCGTCGGCCCGCCCTTGGCGCTTGCCTCGCCGCGCAGGCGCTGGGCGCTCTTGATGCGGACCTGCTTGTTGGTCACCAGGTTGGTCGCGTCCCAGCCGCCCCGGCCGTTCTCGCGGTCGATGCGGATGGGCACGACCCGGTCGCTGACCTTCGCGGTGTACGTCGCGCCGATCTTGATATCGTCCTTCTTCATGATGCTGTTCCTTCTGGCCGTCTTGGGGCTGGCCAAGCCCGTTTACCGCGTGGTTCGGGTGCGGCTTCCCGCGGGCCTACTTGGCCCGGAAACACACGAGGCCCTTGTTCAGGGCCTCGGGCGTGGGGTGGTTCTCGGTTGGTTTGGCGTCTTCCGCCGCCGCATCGAATCGCGGCCGGCGTCGTAGGCGGCTCGCAGCGCCTTCTCAACCTGCCAGACCGCTACGTCGTGGAAGTCCAGGCTGTCCATCTTGCGGGTCTCGAGCGTCTCGATGTCCAGGTGCTCGCGGGCGATCTGCGTGAAAAGTTCGATGTCGTTCATGGTGGGTCTCCGTCGTGGTGCGTGGGGTTACATGTTGAAGGTGTGTTCGGCGAGGCCCGCCGCGAGGAAGTCGACGATCGCCGCCGCCGTCTTGTCGGCCGGGCCGTGGTCCAGGCCGCGATCCCAGTTGTAGACCTCCTTCTTGTCCGCCAGGCGCTGGAGCCAGAGCTTGCTGATCCGGCTGTCGGCGATCTCGTAGGCGGGGTCGGTGGCGTGCTCGGGGAAGACCAAGGCTTCGAAGCGGAGCCCGTGGATCGTCCCGGAGACCCAGGTTCCGTTGGCGTTGGTGCGGCGGGTGGTTTGGGTGATCACCAGGTCGTCGCCCAGGTCGAGGTCGTTCGCGTCGTTGTTCTGCTGTTCGTTCATCGTGTTCTCCGTTTGTGTGGGTTCATTAAGCCTCGATCTCCCACCCGCATCAAGCATTAAAACGACCGTAATTCCATTATTCGCAGTAAGTTAAGCTGGTTAAACATGCCCGATTCCCAAGGCCCAATCCCGCCGCCCCAGGCCGTCAATCCGGCGTCGCTATCCGTAGAGGACATGTCGCGGCTTCTCGGCGGCGCTGGCGGGCGGAAGATCACGGCCGAGCAGGTGCAGGCTGACATCGACGCCGGCGCACCCGTCGGCACGGATGGCCGGATGAACCTGGTGCATTACGCGGCGTGGTTGGTGCGGGAGGTGCAGACCCGGTGAAGGTGGACCCGCGTCAACTTCGCGTGGCCGAAGCCGTCCGGCTGCTGAACTCCACCCCATTGGGTGAGGTGGTGCAGCCGCACGTCGTCTACCGCCACCTCAATCGCGCCGCCTACAAGATCGGCGATGGGAAGAAGATCGACCTGCTCCGCTATGCGGCCTGGCTCTTCCACGCGCGGCGGGAGACTTTCGAACCGGGGTGGACCGAGGGTGATTACGAAGCGCACAAGGACGCCGTCAACGCGCGGAGCCGCGCATCATCGGAATCATCACGCGACATCGCCGCCGAGGGGTGGGTGCATCCGCCGGTCGATGCGGCCCGGAAGGATCGCTGCCGCAACTCGTTCCGATCCTTCTGCGATGCCTACTTCAGCCAGACGTTTCATCTGGCCTGGTCGCCTGATCATTTGAAGGTGATCGCCAAGATCGAGACGGCGGTGCTGGAGGGTGGGCTGTTTGCGATGGCGATGCCGCGCGGGTCAGGCAAGACGACGCTCTGCGAGACCGCTTGTCTGTGGTCGCTGCTCTACGGGCACCGGGAGTTCGTGGCGCTGATCGGCAGCGATGAAGAACACGCCGCCGACATGCTCGATTCGATCAAGAGCGAGCTGGAGAACAATGATCTGCTTGAGGAGGACTTCTCCGAAGTGTGCGGGCCGGTGCGGGCGCTGGAGGGGATTCACCAGCGCGCCGCCGGACAGCTCTATCGCGGCGCGCGCACGCACGTCGGCTGGACGGCGAAAGAGATCACGCTGCCGACGATCGAAGGGAGCGTCGCCAGCAGCGCCATCATCAAGGTCGCCGGCATCACGGGCCGGATTCGCGGGATGAAACACAAGCGGGCCGATGGCAAGACCGCCCGCCCGTCACTCGTGCTGCTGGATGATCCGCAGACGGATGAATCGGCGCGATCGCCGAGCCAATGCCACACGCGGGAACAGATTCTGGCCGGCGCGATCCTGGGGTTGGCGGGGCCGGGCCGGAAGATCGCAGGGCTGATGACGCTCACCGTGGTTCGCCCGGATGACATGGCCGACCGCATTCTCGACCGCGAGAAGCATCCGCAGTGGCAAGGCCAGCGGACGAAGATGGTCTATGCGTTTCCGACCAACGAGAAGCTGTGGCAGCAATACGCGCAGCTTCGCGCCGAGGGACAGCGCAACGACCGAGGCGTGAAGGAGGCGACGGAGTTCTACCGGGCCAACCAAACCGAGATGGACATCGGCGCACTGGTCGCCTGGCCGCAGCGCCACAATCCTGATGAGCTCTCGGCGCTCCAGCATGCGATGAACCTGAAGCTGGACCAGGGCGAACCAGCGTTCTGGGCCGAGTACCAGAACGAGCCGCTCCCCGACGCGGTCGAAGGTGAGACGCTCTCGGCCGACCTGATCGCTGCCAAGACCAACGGCATGAAACGCGGCGAAGTGCCGGTGGGCGTGAACCACCTGACCATGTTCATCGACGTGCAGGGGAACCTGCTCTTCTGGATGATCTGCGGTTGGGAGGAGGACTTCACCGGCTACGTCCTGGATTACGGCGAATACCCGGATCAGAAGCGGCAGTACTTCACGCTCCGCGACGCCCGCAAGACGCTCGGGTCCGTCCACAAGGGAACGGGCCAGGAGGGCGCGATCTACGCCGGGCTGGAAGCGCTCACCGCCGAGCGCCTTCCCCGGAAATACCGCCGTGACGACGGCGCGGAGATGACGATTGAACGGTGCATGATCGATGCCAACTGGGGCAACAGCACCGATGTGGTGTATCAGTTCTGCCGGCAGACTTCTCATTCGGCCATCGTGATGCCCAGCCACGGCAGGTACATCGGCGCGGCCGGTAAGCCGTTCTCCGACTACAAGCGCAAATCCGGGGAGCGCATCGGCCTCCACTGGCAAATCCCCAACGTGCAGGGGAAGCGCTCGGTGCGTCACGTTCTCATCGACACCAACTACTGGAAGAGCTTCGTTCATGCCCGCTTGGCGGTGCCGATGGGCGATCCCGGCTGTCTCTCCCTCTTCGCCGCCAACGACCACCGGCTGGTCTCCGAGCATCTCACCAGCGAGTACCGCGTGAAGACCACTGGGCGCGGGCGGGAATTGGAGGAATGGAAGCTGCGCACCCCCGGTACGGACAACCATTGGCTCGATTGTCTGGTCGGCTGCGCCGTCGCGGGTTCGGTGCAGGGGGCCGTTCTCTTCGGCACCGACGTCAAGCGTGAGCCCAACCGGCCCCGGATCAAGCTGTCGGCGCTCCAGGGGAGGCGGCAATGAAGGCACGCAGCACCGAAACAACCAGTGTGCCGCGCGGCCTGATCTGCCCGAAATGCGGCTGCCGCCACTTCGAAGTCGTGTACACCCGCGCGTCGCCGGGCGGCAAGATCATCCGTCGGCGGGAATGCCGACATTGCGGGAAGCGGATCACGACCTGGGAGCGGGAGATCGGGAAATAGTGATTTGCGCATGGGGATGTCTACCGGTGTAACGATCTTCATCTGAATCTCTCTTTCACAGCCATTCTGCGCACCCTTCCTGTCCATAAGAGGTGATGGCCCTCGTTCTGGACATTCCAACGACCAACTGGCCGCCGGGCTTGACCCGGGCGGCGATCTCCCATTGCCCGCTCTCGCTGCGCCGCGACGCGATCCAGGCCGCGTGGCTGGCCCATGCGGAGGGGCGTAAGCCCGACTCGGCGGTGCGAGCGCTATTGCGCCACGAGGTTCGCCACAAGACCAAGCGCTTCGATCTGGAGCTTTGCCCGACGCGGAAGGTGCGCCAGCGATTCTGAGGAACCAGCATGGCTGACGAACTGGAAGACAACATCCGCCAGAACGCCGCCGGCCCCAAGCGGGCCAGGGGCGACAGCGCCGAGATGGAGCAGCACCCGCTCCCCGACCAGATCGCCGCCGACCGTTACCTCGAAGGCAAGAAGGCAACCCGCAGCAAGGGGCTGGGGATCGTGATGAAGAAGCTCGTGCCGCCGGGAACCGATTGATCATGTTGACGTGGCTCAAGAATCTCGCCTCCCCCAAGCCCGCTGTGGCCTCCCAGCGCCGGGCGGCGCAGACGTCTGGGGTGCGCCACGTTCGCGCCAAGTACGACACTGCCGTCACCAACGATGAAAACCGCCGCCATTGGGCCAACGCGGACGCGCTCTCGCCCAACGCGGCGCTGAACGCCGAGGTGCGCCGCACGATCCGCAACCGCGCTCGCTACGAGGTTGCCAACAACTCTTATGCCCGGGGCATCGTCAGCACCCTGGCCAATGACGCGATCGGCACCGGCCCGCGATTGCAGATGCTCACCGACGACCCCACGGCGAATCGGACCATCGAACAGGCATTCGCCGAATGGTCTGACGCCGTGGGTCTGCCGCAAAAACTCCGAACTCTCCGCATGGCCCGCGCCGACTCCGGCGAGGGGTTCGCGCTCTTCACCAATAACCCCGGCATCGACGCCGACATTCAACTAGACCTGCGCCTGCTCGAAGCCGACCAGGTCACCACGCCGGTCTTCAATCCGATTGATCCGCAACCCGTGGACGGGATCGTCTTTGATCGTCACGGTAACGCCGTCGAATACCACGTCCTGCGCCGGCACCCCGGCGACACGATGTTCTTCTCCGGCACGGGGATGGAGTTCGACCGCGTTCCCGCCTCGGCGATGATCCACTACTTCCGGCCCGAACGCGCCGGCCAGGCACGCGGCGTCCCGGACATCACGCCGGCGCTTCCGTTGTTTGCGCAGCTCCGGCGGTTCACGCTGGCGGTGATCGCCGCCGCCGAGACCGCCGCCGACTTCGCCGCCGTCCTCTACACCGATGCTCCCGCCAACGGCGAAGCCGATTCAGTCGAGCCGATGGACATCGTGGAACTCGAACGGCGCATGGCCACAGTTCTGCCAGGCGGCTGGAAACTCGGCCAGATCACCGCCGAGCAGCCCGCGACCACCTACGCGGAGTTCAAAAAGGAAATCCTCAACGAGATCGCCCGCTGTTTGAACATGCCGTTCAACGTCGCGGCCGGAAACTCGTCGGGCTACAACTACGCTTCGGGGCGGCTCGACCACCAGACCTACTTCAAGAGCATCCGGGTCGATCAAACCCACCTGGAAGGGATCGTCCTCGACCGCATCCTCGCCACTTGGCTCGATGAGGCCGTGCTGGTCGAGGGACTGCTCCCCCAATCCCTCCGCACCGCCGACCGCCGTCTGCCCTCCGGCCGATTGCGGATTCCCGTCCACCAGTGGTTTTGGGACGGCCAGGAACACGTCGATCCCGCCAAGGAAGCCAGCGCCCAGGCGACCCGCCTCCAGAACAACACCACGACGCTCGCCTACGAGTACGCCCGCCAGGGACGCGACTGGGAATCCGAGCTTCGCCAGCGCGCCAAGGAAGTGGCACTGATGGAAGAACTGGGCCTGCCTCTGGCGCTGCCGCCCGGCCAGGCACCCGCTCCCGCACCCAACGAACAGGAGATGCAGCATGCCGACACCGGCGACTGACAACCTTCAAGGCTCGCGCGAGTTCCAGATCGTCGCGGCCGCCGCCGACCTCAAGTGGGTCGATGCTGCTGCGCCCGATGGCAAGGCCACCTCCCCGCGCCGGTTCCAGATGACCGCCTACACCGGCGGCCCCATGCAAATCGCGGGCTGGCGCTACCCCGTGGTGATCGATCTGGCCGGGTTGCAGGCGTCGGCCAAGCCCAAGGTCTTCCTCGAACACGACCGCGCCGCCCGCGTCGGCCACATCGACCAGGTGCAGATCGCCGAGAGCAGTCTTGGCGTCGCGGGCGTCGTCTCCGGATCGGGGAAGGCGGCGCAGGAAGTTCTCGCCGACGCCGCCAATGGCTTCCCCTGGCAGGCGTCCATTGGCGCTCGCGCGATCGATGTCGAGTGGGTGCCCGAAGGCGGCAGCGCCCAGGCCAACGGAAAAGTGTTCCCCGGCCCCGTGAACATCGCCCGCAAGTCGCTGCTCGGAGAAGTCAGTTTTGTGGCGCTGGGGGCGGACGACAACACCACCGCCAACATCGCGGCAGGAGCCGAAGGCTTCGCCGCCTCCAACACGAAGGATACCAACATGCCTCAAGCCAAAGACGCCGTCGTCGCCAATGCCGCGCAGGTCGATCCGACCGCTCAGACCCCCGAATCGATCCGCGCCGCCACGGCCACGGAGATGAAGCGCATCGCCGCCGTGCAGAAGGTCTGTGGGACCAAGCACGCCGAGATCGCGGCCAAGGCGGTTGAGGACGGCTGGGACGCAACCCGCACCGAACTGGAGGTGTTGCGCGCCGACCGGCCCACAGCGCCGGCCGCGCATGTCCCGGACAACACGATCACCGAGGACATCCTCATGGCGGCGGCGTGCCAGTCGGCCCGTCTGCCCGGCCACGAAAAGCAGATCGAGGCCCGCACGCTCGAAGCGGCGCACAAGGCGTTCCGTGGGCGGCTGGGCCTCCAGCGCCTGCTCATGGAAGGCGCGTGGGCCAACGGCTACTCCGGCCGCACGTTCGATGATGATCGCGATGGCGCTCTCCGGGCCGCCTTCAGCACGATGCGGCTGCCGGGGATCATGTCGAACATCGCCAACAAGTTCCTCCTCGCCGGATTCATGAGCGTGGAAGATGCCTGGCAGCGCATCGCCGCCATCCGCTCGGTGAAGGACTTCAAGGCCGTCACCAGCTACCGGATGACCGGCGCGTTCGAGTATGACGAGGTCGGCCCGGATGGGGAACTCAAGCATGGGCAGGTGGACGAGGAGAACTTCACCAACCAGGCCAAGACCTATGGCAAGATGTTCTCCGTCACCCGGACGGACCTCATCAATGACGATCTGGGCGCGCTAACCGCTTTGCCCCAGCGCATCGGCCGAGGCGGGGCCCTGAAGCTCAACAAGGTCTTCTGGACGGCCTTCCTCAACAACGCAGCCTTCTTCACCACGGGGCGGGGCAACTACGCCACCGGGACTGATACGGCGCTCTCCATCGACAGCCTCACCGCTGGTGAGTTGCTGTTCCTCGAACAGAAGGACGCCGAGGGGAGCCCGCTCGGGATCACGCCGCGTGTGCTGCTGGTGCCGCCGGCGCTGAACGTGAAAGGGACGCAGTTGATGCAGGCGACCGAGGTGCGCGACACCACCGCCAGCACCAAGTACATGACCAGCAACCCGCACGCGGGGAAATTCAGCGTCGTCTACTCGGCCTATCTCTCCAACGCCACGCTCTCCGGCTTCAGCGCCAAGGCGTGGTATCTGCTGGCCGACCCTGCCGACATCCCGGTGATCGAGATGGCGTTCCTCAACGGCCAGCAGACGCCGACCGTGGAACGGGCCGACGCCGACTTCAACGTGCTGGGCATCCAGTTCCGGGGTTACTTCGACTTCGGCTGCGCCCTCCAGGACTACCGGGGCGGCGTGAAGATGAAGGGCGAGGCATAAGCCTTCGCTCACGCGGCATAAGCCGCTTCCTCCCAACCACCAAACACCTGAAGCACAGGAGATTTAGACATGCCAACTCGATTCATCCAAGACGGCGACTCGATTGATTACACGCCCGGCAGCGCCGTCACCGCCGGCGACGTGATTGTTCAAGGCGACCTGATCGGCGTCGCCAAGCGCGACATCGCCGCCAACACCCTTGGCGCGCTCGCGGTGGAAGGCGTCTTTGACTTCCCCAAGGCCAGCGGCGGAAGCACGGCCATCGGCGCGGGCGTCACCGTCTACTGGAACGCCGGGGCCGGGCAGGCCACCGCGACCTCCAGCGGAAACAAGCTGATCGGCAAAACCGTGAAGGCAGCCGCCGATGCTGACACGACCGTTCGCGTGCGCCTCATGCAGTAACTCCCATGCCCGACCTGCTCGAACAATCCTCAGCCTGGCTGGAAGACCAGCGCACCAAGCACCTGAGCCGCACGGTCACGTACCGTCGCGGCGCTCTGAGCGCCGAGGTTGCGGCCACGATCGGCAAGACGGTCTTCCGCGTGGACGACCAGTACGGTGCGCAGATTCGCTCCGAGTCGCGCGACTATCTCATCCTCACGGTTGATCTGGTGCTGGGAGGCAATGCCACGCTCCCTCAGCGCGGGGATCAGATCCGCGAGACGGTCGGCGAGACGGTGTTCGTGTACGAGGTCATCGCCCCTGGCGACGAGCCATGCTTCCGATTTAGTGACCCGTACCGCAAGGCGCTCCGCATCCACACCAAGCAGATCGACCAGGAGGGTGCATAGCCATGTCCCTGGTCATCGACATTGCCGACGCCGTCGCGGACGAGCTTAACGCTGGCACCTTCAGCCAGACGTTCATCGCCGAGCGGCTGTACCGCCCGGACTTTGAACTCGCGGAGATGAAGACGCTGCATGTGAGCGTCGTGCCCAAGGGCCTTGCCACCAGCGCCCTTTCGCGCGGCCAGAACCTTTACGACGTGAGCATCGATGTCGCGATCCAGAAGAAGCTGGCGGCGGAGAACGAAGCAGAGATTGATCCGCTCATGGCGCTCGTGGAGGAACTGGCCGACTTCTTTCGGCTCCGGCGGCTCACTGCAGTACCAGCTGCCGTCTGGCTGAAGACCGAGAACGTCCCGGTCTACGCGATGGAGCACCTGGAACAGAAGAAGCTCTTCACCAGCGTCCTGACGTTCACCTTCCGGGTGGGGAGATAGCGTTATGAACAACGTCATCATGCGAAAAGTCGTCGTCACCGGCTCCTACCAGCCTCTGGTCAGCCAGAAGCTGATCGGGTCGGTGACGATCTCCTGCCCGCCGGCCAACGCCGGCGTCGTGCTCTTTAAGGGCGACGACGGCACGGACGTACCCTGGGTCGCGGGCGAATGGCACGACTTCCAGAGCATCGACCTCTCCACCCTTCAGGTGCGCGGCAACGCCGGCGACACCGTCACCCTTGTGGGAGGGACCTGGTGATGGGCTACCGCAGCGTCACCAATATCTTCGTCGGCACCTTGGACAACGTTCCGGACGGCGTCACCTACCGGCGCGTCGCTGGAGTGGCTGGTGGCCAGGTCACGGCGGGCTCGATTCAAGCCGGGGCGATCCAGTCCTATCACATCGGGGCCAACCAGGTCGGCCCGGTTCAAACCAATGGCTGGACGGGCGTCATCAGCGCCCTCAGTGGCAACTACACGGTCATCAACGGGCTGGTCGTCGGCGACGGCACGAGCAGTTCAAGCGGAGCTGGCAGTTCCAGCGGCGACAGCAGTTCGGGCACGGATTCCAGTTCCGGCGATTCCGGCAGCAGTTCCGGGTTCGAAGGTTCCAGCGGCTGGAGCGGTAGCGGCACCGGCGGCTCCTCCGGCAGCGGGGAATCGTCCTCAGGCTGAGCAATGACAAACGCAGGAGATCAATCATGGGCATCAAACTCGGAATGGAAGCCAAGCTGTACCGCAACACGGGCTCCTACGGCTCGCCCACGTGGGCGGAACTGACCAACGTCAAGGACGTCACGCTGAACCTCGAGAAGGGCGAGGCGGACGTCACCACCCGCGCCAACAGCGGCTGGAAGGCGACCGCCGCCACGCTCAAGGACGCCAGCGTCGAGTTCGAGATGGTGTGGGACACGGCCGACGAGGGGTTCGAGGCGATCAAGGACGCCTACTTCGACAACAGCGCCATCGAGCTGGCCGTCATGGACGGGCCGATCGCCACTGCCGGCAGCCAGGGCCTGCGGGCCAGTTGCATGATCACCAATTTCAGCCGCGAGGAGCCGCTCGAGGAAGCGATCAAGGTGAAGGTCACCGCCAAGCCGACCTACGCCGCCAATGCGCCGTCGTGGCTCACGGCGGCCTAGCCAGAAGGAACTCATGAAGACATTCACCGACAACACGGGCCGCACATGGACGCTGGTGATCAACGTCGACGCGATCAAGCGCGTGCGCTCGGTCGCCAGCGTCAATCTCATGGAGGCGGTCGAGGGGAACCTCATCGAACGGTTGGTCGCCGACCCGGTGCTGCTGTGCGACGTGATCTACGCCGTCGCCAAGCCCGAGGCGGATGCCAACCAGGTCAGTGACGAGGAGTTCGGGCGCTCGATGGCGGGGGATGCCATCGAGAACGCCACGACCGCCTTGTTGGAGGAGCTGGTCGATTTTTTCCCTCGGGACCGCCGTCGGCTTCTGGGCAAGGCGCTGCAGAAGCTCAACAAGCTCAATCAGATGGCGGTCAACGCGGTGGAACAGAAACTCGACAGCGGGGAGATGGAGAAACAGATGGAGGCGGCGCTGGCGGCGTTCGACAAACGCACGCCGCCCCAGCGGAGCGAATCACAGCCGACGCCGCCTGGAAGCTCGTCTGGCAGCTTGCCGGAGTCGTCGGAATCGACCCGTCGGCCGTGACGCTGCGCGAGCTGGTCTGGATGGCCGAGGGACGGACGCAGGAGAATTGGAACCACACCGCCTCGGTTCTGGCGATGCTCGCCAATGTCAACCGCGACCCCAAGAAGGGCCGGCCCCTGCGGCCCGCCGACTTCCATCCGTTGATGACACCGGCGTCCGATCCGCCGCCGCTCAAAGCCCCGGTTTCGCTGCTCAAGACGATCTTCGTGGACGCCAAGGAATGATCACCGCCAAGGCCAAGAACTTCTTCTTCGACCGCGCTGCGGTCCAGAACATGATGGACGCCAAGACGGCCAAGGCGCTCTCCCGCGCCGGCGCGTTCATCCGCCAGCGCGCCCGCACCTCCATCCGCTCCCGCAAGAAGATCAGCCAACCGGGTCAGCCGCCCTCGTCTCACGTCGGCGACCTCAAGCGGCTGATCTGGTTCGCCTACGAGCCAACCAGCCAGTCGGTGGTGATCGGCCCGATGCGGTTCAAGCAGGGGGAAGCCCCCAATCTCCTCGAGTTCGGCGGCCAGGCCACGCGCCAGCGCCGCGGAGGCGCGAAGCACATCGCCGTCTACCGCCCCCGCCCGTTCATGGGGCCGGCGATGGAGAAGGAATTGCCTCAGTTGCCTTCCTACTGGGCCAAGAGCGTGAAGGGAGGCGATTAAACCATGCCCGGCGGCGCATCCAACATCCGGGCCGGGCGGGCCTACGTCGAGCTCGGCGTCGATTCCAAGGCCCTGGCCCGCGGACTCAACGCCGCCGCCCGCAAGCTCAGCGCGTTCGGCGCTACCGTCCGCGAGATGGGCACGCGCTTCCTGGGCCTGGGCGCGGCGATCCTCGCGCCAATGGGATTGGCCGCCAAGGCGATTGCGGACATGGGCAGCGAGCTAGTCGACATGAGCCAGCGAACGGGCGTGTCGGTTGAGGCCTTGTCCTCCCTCGGCTTCGCCGCCGCCCAGTCGGGCAGCGACCTGGCCACGGTCGAGACGGGCCTGAAGAAGATGCAGAAGACCCTGACCGCCGCGGCGATGGGGTCGGTGTCCGCGCAGGACGCGCTCAAGCTGCTCAACATCACCATCGCCGACCTCGACGACCTCTCCCCCGATCAGCAATTCAAGCTGCTCGCCGACCGCATCTCTCAAATCCAAGACCCCACGGTCAAGGCGGCGCTGGCGATGGAGGTGTTCGGGCGATCGGGGACGGCGCTGCTCCCGCTCTTCAATGACGGCGCGGCCGGGATCGAGGCGCTTCAGAAGCAGGCGGAGAAGCTCGGGCTGGTCATGAGCACCGAGGATGCCCAGGCGGCCGAGTCTTTTGGCGACCAGATCGACGCGCTGCACATGGTCCTCAAGAAGGCCGTCGCCACGATCGGCTCTGCCCTCATTCCCATCCTGTCCGACGCCATCAAGTGGATTACCGACGTGACCGTCTCGGCCAGCGCCTGGATCAAGGCCAACAAGGAACTGGTCGTCGGCGTGTTCAAGGGCGCGGTCGCGCTGGTCGCCCTCGGCGGCGCGATGGTGGTCGCCGGCACCGTCATCTCCGTCCTCGGCCAGGGATTCGCCGTTCTGGCGGCGGTCGTCACCGGCGTGGGGACGGTGATGGGCGTCCTGGGCACGGTGGTCGGCGCGCTGGTCTCCCCCATCGGGCTGGTGATCGCCGCCCTGGTGGCGCTGGGCGCGTACCTTATCTATGTGTCGGGGGCGGGGGCGAAGGCGCTGGGATGGCTCTCGGCCAAGTTCAACGTCCTCAAGCAGGATGCGGTCGCGGCGTGGCAGGGAATCGGGGACGCCCTGGCCGCCGGCGACATTGCGCTGGCCGCCAAGATCCTCTGGCTCACCCTCAAGCTCGAATGGAACCGGGGGATCGCGGCGCTTCAGCCGGCCTGGCTGGAGTTCAAGCTCTGGTTCATCAAGGTCGGCTATGGGGCGTTCTACGGCATCCTCGCCGCCTGGGAGATCGTGCAGCACGCCCTGACCGTCGCCTGGATCGAGACGACGGCCTTTCTCTCCAGCGTCTGGACCAAGTTCAGCAGCACCGTGCAGAGCGTGTGGGAGGGAACGCAGACATGGCTCGCCGACCGCTGGCTCGAATTGATGGGGCAGTTCGACAGCACGCTGGACGTGGACGCCGCCAAGAAGATGAACCACCAGCAGAGCGACGCCAACCAGCGCGAGATCGAGCAGAACCGCAGCGCCGACCTGAACCAGATCGAGCAGCAGCGGTCCGGCACGCGGGACGCGGAGTCCAAACAGCATGATGCGGAACTGGCGCGGGTCGGACAGGCGTATGACGACGCCATTGCGGCGGCCAGGGCCGAGGGGGACGCCAAGACCCAGGCCACGCAGGACGAACTGGCCAAGGCCAAGGCCCAGTGGCAGGCGGCGCTGGCCGAGGCCCGCAAGAAGCGAATGGATCGAGAGGAGGCCGGGCCGGACAAGACGGACGGCCCGCCCAAGCACATCTCCCACCTGAGCAGCCTCGGTTACCCGCTGGAGCAGGCGCAGAAGAACATCGGCGTGCGCGGCACCTTCAGCGCCCCCGAGGCCCGGCGGTTCGGGGCCGGCGGCGCGGCCGATCGGCTCACCAAGGCGGCCGAGGACACGGCCAGGAACACCAAGAAGATCCTCGAGCAACTCCGCGACGCGGGAGCGGAGTTCGACTAATGAGCATCTCCGTCGTCGAAAAGTTCCAGAGCAGGCCGGCCACGGGCGGGGAGAACGCCCAGACCGACCTGATCTTCATCCTGCGCGGCAGCGACGACGAGGTCGCCCTCAAGGGCGCTCTCGTCGCCAGCACGCCGATCAACTACGACGGCCTGCGGCGCAAGAGCTGGCACGTCGAGCAGACGGGTAACGAGTTGTGGGAGGGGACCGTCCGCTACGCGCCGCAGGACCAGGTTCACAGCGACGTGGGGACCATCAAGCTGAGCGTCGACACCACCGGGGGCACCACGCATATCACCCAGAGCCTGGAGACGATCCACAAATACGCGCCTCCGGGGAAAACACCCCCGGACTTCAAGGGGGCGATCGGCGTCACCCACGACAACGTCGAGGGCGTGGACATCATCCTGCCGGTCTTCAAGTTCACCGCGACCAAGGTCTTCGCGCCGGCGGGCGTCCCCGATCTCGGCACGCTGTACGACCGCACCGGCAAGGTCAACACCGGCACCTTCTCGGTCAGCGACACGCTGACGGGCATGACGATCTCGCTCAACGAGTGTGAGTGCCTATTCAACGGCACGAAGATCGGCGAGCCGCGCGACGACGGCAATGTGGAGATCTCCTACGACTTCGCCGCCAGCCCCAACGTCACCGGCCTGACCGTTGGCGACATCGTCGGGATCGACAAAAAGGGGTGGGAGTACCTCTGGGTGCGGTATGCGGACGTGGATGACGCGGCGGCCAACGTGCTGGTGAAGCGCCCGATCGCCGCCTACGTCGAGAAGGTTTACGAGCTGGGGGACTTCGGAGGGCTGGGACTCTGATGGCCGACCCGCTGCAAAAAGTTCGCCCCCACGAGAAGCTCCGCATCCCGGCGGCGGCGTACAACGCCTTTGTCGACGCGACGCAATGGGTGCAGAAGCATCAGACCGGCAACGAGTCCGGGGCCAGCCGCGCGCACCGCTCGGCTGGGATCATCCTCGCCAAGAACAAGTCCGGGGCGAAGCGGGCACGCTTCGACATCCTGGGGATCGATGATCCGATCATCGCCCCGGGCGACAACCTCGACGAGTTCAAGAACCAGGTGGCGCTCAAGGGCGTGGTGCCGCAGGAAAAGCACTTCGGCAAGTTCGTCGTGCTACAGGAGCCGCTCGACGAGGATGGGGTCGGCCGGGCTATCGTCGCGGGGGTCACCGTCGCCCGCATCCGAGTGATCACCGAGACCGATCGCTTCGCCGATGTGGATGAAGGCCAGTGCGACCGGCTCAAGACCGCGCCGTGGGGATCGACCCGCATCCTGTGGAAAGAGGCGGGCCTGGGGATCAAGTGGGCGGTGGTGCGGCTAGGAGATCGGCCGAAGTGCGCCATCTTCGAGCTGAACGGCACCTGGGTGCCGGGCCGGGGGTGCAGCGGATCGGGCTCATCGGGAGAGACAGGCGGCGGCGAGCCGGACGGCTGGACGAAGATGGAGAACTGCCGCCCGGTTTACTTCTTCACCGATTCCTGCACCTACGCCGCCGCCAGCAGCGAACCCACGCAAACCATCTGGCATGTCGTCGGCTATCCCGGCCAGCATCGCCAGCAACTCATCGCCCTGCACAAGGCGACCGGGCTGTTCCCGGCCAAGTTCGGCTGCGGCGACTGGGTCTGGTGTCACTTCAACGAGCAGGATGGGCGCTGGCAGGTGATCGATTCGTATGAGGACCACTGGCGCTTCCGCCTGATGACGCCGCTCTCTCGATGCGGCTCGGCGCTGGCGAAGCTGGTGCTGTATCAGTACGGGCGCTGGTGCCCGGTCGACCTGACGTTCACCGTGCATGACTCGGTCGGCGTGGTCTGCCCGAACATCTGCAAGTGCCAGGGGTCATCCGGCGGCACCTGCACCTGCGACAAGCCCAGCTTCGTCCCCGCCGGCACCTACGGCATGGCGAAGCACTACGCCGACAGCTGCAAGTGGGAGGTGCTGAACCTGGGCGAGGGGTGCTGCGAATCCTCCTCCGGCAGCGGCGGCTCGAGCAGCGGATCATCCGGTTCATCGTCCTCGTCCAGCGCGCCATCGTCATCGGGCGGCTCATCGTCGGGATCGAGTTCCTCGGGCAGCGGTTCCTCCGGGAGCGGGTCATCCGGGAGCGGTTCTTCGGGAAGCGGGTCGTCCGGCGGCGGCGTCACCATCAACGAAACCGACGTGCGCTGTGAGGACGGCAAGCTCAACGTCTACTTCCGCACCGTGACGATCACGCTGGTCGGCGGCGCGCTGACCAAGACCACCGGGCCGTGGACGCTGGATCACCAGGCCGGATGCTGCTGCTGCAAATGCTGCGGCAGTTCCAGCAGCGGATCATCCTCTTCGGGCAGCAGTTCGTCGGGTTCATCCTCTGCGCCCTCCTCATCGGGCCAATCGTCCTCCGGCCCATCATCGTCGGCTCCCTCGTCTTCGGGTCAATCTTCCTCCGGCGGCAGTTCCTCCGCGCCGTCGAGCAGCGGGCCTCCGGGATCATCGTCAGGCAACCCGCCGCCGCCGCCGGGCAGCAGTTCGTCCAGCGGTTCTTCATCCTCTTCGGGAGTCACCATGTCGTCTTCAGCGCCATCATCCTCATCGTCGAGCAGCAACCCGCCGTCCTCATCGTCGCAAACTTCCAGCGGCGGGCCGACCAGCCCGTCCACCTCATCCAGTTCCTATGACGATTCGAGCAGCGGCACCGACTCCTCCAGCGGTGACAGCAGCAGTTCCGGGAACGACGGCAGTTCGAGCGGGGATAGCAGCAGCGGCGACAGCAGTTCTGGAGACAGCAGCAGCGGAGAGGGAGATTCCTCCTCCTCTGATTGATGGAGAATGCACCATGCGCGTCTTTCTGATCGGATATCCCGGCGAGATGGGCGGGGCCAACACCGAGGCCTGGCACACCATCAAGATCTGGCGGCGCTTCGGCTTGGACGTTCACCTGATCCCCACCTGGCAGGCGGACCCGCGCTGGCGTGCCCGCCTCGATGAACTGGGCTGCGTCACGCACGAGGTCAAGCCCGACGAGATCGAGCGCGTGCGGGAATTACCTGGCTGCCCGACCGTGGGGTTCTGCAACGACCAGTTCATCTCGGTCTGCCCGCGCCTGCGGGCGCTGGGATGCCCGCTGGTCTGGCTCAACTGCATGACCTTCCTGTTTGACCACGAGAAACACCTCTTCGCCGAGAACGGCCCGATGGACGGGATGGTCTATCAAAGCCAGTTCCAGCGCGACCAGATCGAGCCGCAATTGGCCCAGTACGGATACAACCCCGCCAGCGGCCATCTCATCCGGGGCGCGTTCGATCTCAACGAGTGGGAATTCAACCCCCGCCCCCATGCCAGGAATGAGCCGTTCGTCGTCGGCCGCGCCGCCCGTCCCGACCAGGACAAGTGGTCCAGCAATACCTGGCCGATCTACCAGCGTATCCAGTACGGCAACCTGCGGGCGCTGATGCTGGGCATGGACGAGCGCACCCACGCCAAGCTGGGAACGCCCCCGGAATGGGCCGACTGCCTGCGGCCGGTCGCCATCACGCCCCAGCAGTTCTTCGGCCGCCTGCATTGCACCCTACCCGTCAATGGCGGCGCTCGGGAGAACTGGCCACGCGCCGGACTGGAGGCGATGGCGTGCGGCGTGCCGATCGTCACCCAGAACCTGTGGGGTTGGCGGGAGATGGTCGAGCATGGGGTGACCGGCTTCCTGGGCGATGACGACTGCGAACTCGCCCATTACACGGCCATGCTGGCGCATGATGAAGAACTGCGGCTGCGGATCATCCACGCTGCCCACGACCGGCTGGTGAACAAGCTCGTGAATCCCGACGTGATCTGGGCAGGCTGGAAACGGCTATTCGATTCCCTTGCCGTGACTGCGAGGGCCGCCGCATGAAACTCGCCGCGCTCTGTTGCACCTATCTCCGGCCCCAGACGCTTGGCCATCTGGTCGAATCATTCCTGCGCCAGGACTACCCCAAGGAGATACGGGAATTGATCATCCTGGATGATGCCGGGCAGTACGAGAACCAGGAGGGGGACGGCTGGCGGCTAATCTCGGTGCCCCGGCGCTTCCATTCCCTTGGGGAGAAACGTAATGCCTGCGCCGCCCTGGCCTCGCCGGATGTGGAAGGGTTCCTGGTCGCCGATGATGATGACATCTACCTTCCGCACTGGTTTAAGACCTCGGCCCTGGCGCTGGGCCGCGCCCAATGGTCCCGGCCAAGCGTCGTGCTGCTGGAGGAGGGTGATGCGCTGAAGGAGCGGAATACCGGGGGTTTGTATCACGGGGGATGGGCATTCCGGCGTGGTGCGTTCCAGCGCGTGCATGGTTATGGCGCGTTCGACAATGGTGAGGATCAGGAATTGGCCGGACGGCTGACGGCGGCGGGCGTGGGACAATGCGATCCCTCCCGGCTCGCGCCACCGTTCTACATCTACCGCGTCAACAACGGCAGCTACCACCTGAGTTACATGGGCGAGCGAGGATACCAGGAGCTGTCCAAGCCCAAAACGGACAAGGTGGCGCTGGCGATCGGCTGGCCACGGGACTACACGAAGGTGCCCATCATCCAGCGCTATGCTTTTGGCCCGCATGTCAGCGGCCGCGATGGCAGGATGCCGGTTGAATTAATCGGCCCGGTCAACGCGCCCGGCGGCGACGGACCGAGCAATGGCATGTTCGCGCTTCAGAAGGCGCTGCGGAAACGGATTGAGGGTGGGCTCGACTGGTTATCGATAAAACCATTGCCGGCCAGCAAGGGTGCGTTGCCCTGGTTCTGGCATTGGGATGATCGGCAATACGCCATATGGTGGGACACCCAGGGCCTGCCCTTCGTGCAGGGGCCGAACATGCTGTTCACCCATTCCGCTTCTCCCCGGATCGACGCCGAGGAATGCGCTCTGCTGGACGCCAAGAACTGCCGGGCGATGTTCTGCCACAGCGAGTGGTATCGTGAACTGATCGCCAAACATCGTGGGCCGGCCAACACCGCGCCCATCCATCTCTGGCCCTACCCCATCGACCCGTGGCCGGGCGAGCCGCTGTCGGACGAGTACGATCTGCTGATCTACGCGAAGAACGGTCACCGCCCCGGCCTACTGGAGCACCTGGGGGAGCTGTTCTCGCGCCACATCCAGATTCATTACGGCCAGTACCGCCGCGCGCAGCTGTACGATGCGGCGCGGAAGTCGCGGGCCTGCGCCTACCTCGCCGACGACGACCACGGGCCGCTGGCGCTACAGGAAATCCTTCTGGCCGGTTGCCCGGTCGTGGGTGTCCGCACCGGCGCGGCGTTCGTCCAGCACGGCGTGACGGGGATGTTGGTGGATCGTCTGCCGCCGGGACGATCTTCCATCGCGAGCGACGGGGACCAAATCGCGCTTCAGGCCTTCGTCCACGCGCTGGCCTCGGCGATGGCGATGAACCGCGACACCGTGCGCCACGCTGCCACGGACGCCTTCGCTACGGATCGTGTGGCCGACACGATCACCGGCGTGCTGGCAACGCTGCGAACGGGGCCAGTTCAAGATCTGGTCGCGCCTACCTATTCCCCCAACATTCCCGAGGCTTCGCGCCTGCTGCACGCCTTCCACTCCACATCTTGCTGCGGCGACTGACGCCGTATAGTCAGCCGATGCCCGATTTCGATGCAAATCGCTGTCGTAGCAGCGCTTGCAGATTGACACCAACAGACAATAACTGTGAAATACTGGTTCGCTGCCGCGACGCCGTTGGGGGCGGTTTCGACTCCCTCACCAACGCGGATGGAATGCAGATGGCCAAGCAGACAGATGACAACGACTGCCCTGGGCCGCTGCCCGCTGGCGATCCATACGAGCGCCGAATCGCGCCGGCGACTGCTGGCCGCCTGTGTGGCGCGACAGATCCCCGAGTCGTGCCGTCAGTTGACGCCGTATCTGGACGCGCTTCGCGAGCAAGGGGCCTCATCCGTGGCATGAGGTCGCTGATGGCCACACCAATTTCGTCCCGGAAGCGCTCGGCGCGGCTTCGGCCAGCCGGGCGTTTTTCTTGCCCCTGACAGCGCTATGTCATACCCCCGCTCGTCCGTGGGATTGACACCAATGGCGAATAACAGTCAAATGGTGTCACTTAGCCCGCGAGGCCGACAGGGCGGCTTTGCCGCTTGCTCCAACGCGGAGGAAAATAGATGGCCAAACAGACGCACGACACGGTGATGACGATTGATGATCTCGCCGTGTACCTGAAGCTCTCGACGTCCACGCTTTATAAGCTGTGCGCGGAAGGCAAGGTGCCGGGCACGAAAGTGGGCCGGCACTGGCGGTTTCACAAGGACATCATCGACAACTGGCTCGGCGACGTGGCCCGGCCCGCGAAGAAGTGAGTGAACACGGTATGGACAACGGACAGCTCAACTGGATCGCCAATTTCATCTGGGGCATCGCCGACGATGTGCTGCGCGATGTTTACGTCCGTGGCAAGTACCGCGACGTGATCCTGCCGATGGTCGTCATCCGCCGGCTCGACGCCGTGCTGGAGCCCACGAAGGACGCCGTCCTCAAGATGAAGGCCAATCTGGACAAGGCGAAGATCGCCAACCAGGATGCCGCCCTCCGCAAATTCTCCGGCCAGGCCTTCTACAACGCCTCGCCGTTCACGCTCAAAGACCTGAAGAACCGAGGCAAGGCGGCGCAGCTTAAGGCCGACTTTGAGACCTACCTCGATGGTTTCTCTGAGAACGTCAAGGAAATCCTCCAGAAGTTCAAGTTCCATAACCAGATTCCCACGCTCCACGAACACGACCTGGTCGGGGCGATGATCGAGAAATTCCTCGACCGCGACATCAACCTCGGCCCGACGCCGGTGAAGAACGATGATGGCACCATCCGCCTGGCGGCGCTGGACAACCACGGCATGGGCACGGTCTTCGAGGAACTGATCCGGCGCTTCAATGAGGAGAACAACGAGGAGGCCGGCGAACACTTCACGCCGCGCGATGTGGTCTCGCTCATGGCCGACCTGATCTTCCTACCCGTCGCCAAGCAGATTCAGGATGCCACATACACCGTCTATGACGGGGCGTGCGGCACCGGCGGTATGCTGACCGTCGCCGAAACCCGCCTCCGTGAGTTGGCCAAGGAGCATAAGAAGGAAGCCTCCATCCACCTCTACGGCCAGGAGGTCAACGCCGAAACCTACGCCATCACCAAGGCCGACCTCTTGCTCAAGGGCGAAGGCAGTGAGGCCGAGAACTTCCGCCACGGGTCTACGCTCTCGGCAGACGGATTTGTGAGCATGGAGTTCGACTTCATGCTTTCCAATCCACCCTACGGCAAGTCCTGGAAAACCGACCTCGACAAGATGGGCGGCAAGGACGGCATCAAAGACCCCCGTTTCATCATCGAACACGCCGGCGACCCCGAATACTCCCTCCTCACTCGCTCCAGCGACGGCCAGCTCCTGTTCCTGGTGAACAAGCTGGCGAAGATGAAACACAAGACCCCGCTGGGCAGCCGCATCGCCGAGGTCCATAACGGCTCGTCGCTGTTCACCGGAGACGCCGGGTCGGGTGAATCCAACATCCGCCGCTGGATCATCGAGAACGATTGGCTCGAAGCCATCATCGCGCTGCCGCTCAACATGTTCTACAACACCGGCATCGCCACGTATATCTGGGTGCTGAGCAACCGCAAGCCCAAGCGCCGCAAAGGCAAGGTCCAACTCATCGACGCCACGGAGTGGTTCAAGCCGCTCCGCAAGAACCTTGGCAAGAAGAATTGCGAGTTCTCCGCAGACGACATCAAGCGCATCACCGACCTGTTCCTGGGCTTCAAGGACACCCCGCAGTCGAAGATATTTCCCAACGAGGCGTTCGGGTATTGGAAGATCACCGTGGAGCGCCCCTTGCGCCTGGCCACGCACGTTACGCCGGAGAAGCTCGCCGCCTTCAAGAAGACGGCCGACAAGGGCCTTCACCAGGCTGCCGAGTTGCTCATGGGAATCGCCGGCGGATCGAAACCGCACATGGATTTCAATGTGGTCCAGCAGCGGTTCGAGGCGGCGCTCAAGAAGATGGACCTCCGGCTGCGCGGGCCGGACCTCAAGGCTATCTATGGAGCGTTCACCGCCAAGGACGAATCGGCCGAGCAGGTGATCAAGAAGAAAACCAAGGACGGCGTAGAATACGAGCCGGACGCAGACCTGCGCGACACCGAGCAGGTGCCGCTTCTCGATGACGGCGGGGTTGACGCATTCTTCCGGCGCGAAGTCCTCGCGCATGTGCACGATGCGTGGATCGACCACGACAAGACCCAGATAGGATACGAGATTTCCTTCACCCGCCATTTCTACAAGCCTGCGCCGCTGCGCACGCTTGCTCAGATCAAGACGGATTTGACGGCTTTGCAGCAGGAGGCGGAAGGCCTGCTGGATCAGATTGTCGCACCCGCAGGGGGCCGCGCATGA